GTCGCAGGCTTGCCCGCAACGGTCTTCTCAGTGTGGCCGGTCGCGGGAATCACTTCCTGCGCAACAAGAACATCTTTGCAGACAGAGCAATGCTTGCCCTCGGTCTTGCCGGGCGTCGTACAGGTCGCCTCAATTGCCTCGTCAATGACCTCGGTATGCCCCTTGGCCGGAATCTCTTCCTGTGCAACGAGAACTTCTTTGCAGGCGGAGCAGTGCTTGCCCTCAGTCTTGCCGGGTTCGGTGCAAGTCGGCTCAACAGCCGGATCAATGACCTCGGTATGGCCCTTGGCGGGGATCACTTCCTGCGCTTTGATAACCGTTCCGCAGACAGAGCAGCTGATGCCATCCGTCAGACCCGTTTCGGTGCAGGTCGCAGGCTTGCCCGCAACGGCCTTCTCGGTGTGGCCAGCCGCGGGAATCACTTCCTGCGCAACGAGGACTTCGTTGCAAACAGAGCAGTGCTTACCTTCGGTCAATCCAGTCTCCGTGCAGGTTGGGGCCTTTGCTGCATCGATTACTTCTGTGTGGCCGGTCGCAGGGATCTCAGTCTGCGCAACGATGATTGCACCGCAGACGGAGCAGTGCTTGCCCTCGGTCAGGCCGGGCTCGGTGCAGGTCGGAGCCTTTGCCTCGTCAATGACTTCGGTGTGACCCTTGGCGGGGATCACTTCTTGGGCAACGAGGACTTCTTTGCA